GTGGTAGAAACAACAATAGTTCCGGTAGAAGTATTGCGTTTATACCGATTCCTGTAGGTGGTAATGGATCGAATTATACAGATGTATTATATGCATGATAGTTGTTAAATAGAAGAAGGAAATAATAGATATGACACAAGCAAACGTATCAAGGAATGCTCAATCTTCCTTTATAACCAAAGCAGAAATTAAATCCAACAAAGACAAGAAAAAAATTGTCAGCTTACTTGGTGGTATGGATGCTCCTGGTCCTCGTCTTTCTCGTTTGATGTATTTTGAGAGCATCTTACAGGACACAGTTAAGGCAGAAATTATATTTGATGATACGGGAGGTGCTATAGACAATAAATCAACCATAGAAGGACTTCCTTTGGTTAGCACCGAAGAAGTAAAAATTGAATTTGAAGATAATAATCAAAATAAAATGAAAGTAACTTTATATGTGAATAAAGTATCGCCTATGTATGAAGACACCAAAAAATCTAGAGTGATGATTAATATGGTGTCAGAAGAGTTTCTTTTTAATGAAGATATAAAAGCTAGACTTAATAAGAGATATGATGGTAAAATATCAGAGCACATTAAAAAAATATTAACTGATAATTTAAAAAGCAAAAAGAAAAAAGATATTGAAGAAACCTCAAATAATTATAACTTTATTGGTAATAATCGAAAACCATATTATTCTTTGAACTGGTTGTCCAAAGCAGCAGTTCCAAGTAAAAATGGTAAGAAAGGTGAGAGTGCTGGATTTTTCTTTTTCGAAACCTCTGAAGGATTTAAATTTAAATCTATTGATGGTTTATTTGCACAAGAAGTAAAGAAAAAATTAATTTTTAATGATTCAGGTGATAAGGATGGTCAAGTTCCTGCTGGATATGATGGAAAAGTTTTAGAGCAACAATCAGATAATGGTGTTAATGCTCAAGATAATTTTCAAATGGGAGCATATGGCACTCGACTTGTTCTTTTTAATCCTTTTACTTGTGAGTATAGAGTTATTAAAGCAACAGCAAACGAATCCCAAAAAGGAACAAAACTAGCAGGAAAGGAATTACCCGTTTTGAACGAAAAGTTTAGAAACTCTTGCACTCGCACTACCTATAGGTTATTAGATGTGGGCACTCTTCCAACGGGAGATGTTAAAGAACAAATTAAAAAATCTAAAGACCAAAATCATGAAACTCAACATGTTTTAAATCAAGCAATCCGTCGTTATGGACAAATGTTCGCAGGAATGCAAACAATCACAATCGCTGGAGATTTTAGTTTACATGCAGGAGATAAAGTACAAGTAGATATTCCAGGTCTTCGTCCAGATAAAAAAGATGAACTTAATAAAGAATATTCTGGTGAATATATAATAGCAGATTTATGTCATTATGTGACTGCAAAAGAAACTTATACAAAACTAAATTTGGTAAGAGATTCTTTTGGAAGAAAAATTCAACCACGCAAAAATATTCCACTATAAAAATGTTAGAAATGAGAATACAAAATTTACGAGGATTGATTTAAATGGAAGGTGGTGCTCTTTTTAATCCTGGATTTTTGGGAGGAAGTTTCTTATGGTGGGTAGGACAAATACCTAACGATGACAACTGGCGTGATAATATTAAACCAACAAAATTTAAAAGTCCAGATGAAGTTCCTGGATGGGGATACAGATATAAAGTAAGAATCATTGGATTACATGACCAAGATGAGGCAACTTTAAGTTCAGATCAACTCCCCTGGGCTCAAGTGATGTATCCAATCACTGCTGGTGGGGGTCAAGGTGGATCATTTCAAACACCTGCAATTAAACAAGGAAACTTTGTCTTTGGATTCTTTTTAGACGGACAAGATCAACAAGTCCCTGTGATTATGGGCGTGTTGGGTGCGAATACACAAACACCTAAAACAATAAACAAGTCAGGAGCTCAACCATTCACTTCGTTAAGCGGTTACGGATCTGCTACAGAGGTAACGGGTGACAAAACTTCTGACGATAATCTTTCAACGGTAAGACCATCAGGAACAAATCCAAGCGGGCAACCAACAGGAGGAAACAATCCAAACAGCCCACCCGCTGCTGGTGTGATTCCAACAAAGGAATCTCCAACATCAACACAACAAAAAGCATCAGCAGATGAAAAAATAGATGAAGTTTTAAATCAAAAACATGCTCTCTCTTGTCCAGATCCAAAAGAAAAGAGTGCAATGAAAGGTATTCAAACCGTCATTGAAAACTTGCAAAAAAAGATAGAAAAATTTCAAAAATCATTAAAAGAATTTTCTGATGCTGTAAGTTTAAATATTAAAAATGCAATGAAGGATATTGATAAAGCAATAGATGATGCTGCACAAGAAATATCCAAGTTCATGAAAGAGATTTATGGAAAGATTCAAGAATTTATTACAGACAAGTATAATAAAGCACTTAAACAATTAGAAAAAATTTCACTTCCATCTTTTAGACTTGATATGTTTAAGTTAAAAATTGAAGGATTTGAAAAAATTTCTTGTCTATTTAATAAATTTTCGGATTTGTTAAAAAACCTTCTTAAAGCAGGTCTTGCAAATGCTCTAAACAAACAAAAACAACAGGCACCATCCACACCTACAGGTCCTGATGGTCAGGTTGTTCCACCATCACCACAACTTACAAGTCTTGGCAGCCAAGTTGTTCCACCATTACCACCACAAAATTATTATCGTCCGGTTCCTATATGCACTGCAGAGGAATTAGTTGCTGGTGTATTAGGTCAACATGTTAATGAGATGATGGCAGTTTATGATTCAGCAATTGAACCTGTAATTTCTGGAATTCAAAATTCATTAGCTACTGCAGGAGTTCCCGTTGAAGAATTACAACTTGGATCTCCTGCGAAAAAATCTATTTCTGGAGCAATTAGTTCAGAAGCAGTTGCTGCAGCTTTAAAGTCTGGTGATCTTGTATCTAGTATGTCTTCAGTTCTTGCAGAACAACTTAAAGTTAATCCAAGTTTGATTGGAACAGTTACATCTGCACTTCAGAGTGGTGATATAGTTGGGGGAATCACTTCACTTGTAGGTTTGGCAGGTAAAGATGTTCAGAGTGTTTCATCTGCATTGTCATCACTCTCTTCTGGAGATTTAGTTGGTGGATTATCATCAATTGCGGGGTCATTTGGTGCTGATCCTAAAATTTTATCTGGAATCGGCGGTGCTTTTAGTGCTATTAAATCTGGAGACATTGGATCTCTAACAAGTTCTATAGGTCAACTTGCAGGAGTCAATCCTAAAATTCTTGGTGCTGTTCAAAAGGCAGGTAGTGCTTTTGCAAGTGGAGATATTGCAGGACTTGGGGCACTCGGAGGTCTCAATCTTGATATTGGAGCAGCAATGGACTTTATATCCTCCATTACATCTCTCTTTGATTGTGATCCAAAACCAAAGTGTTCTCCAAATGATACATATACTCTTCAGTCTGGTGGTAGTGGTAAACCTGGAACAGAAAATCCAAATTCTATGCAAGTAGCACAAGCAACTCAAGAAAAAGCCCTAGCACAAGCAACAGGTGGTGGAACATTGACTGATGCAGGGACGGCAGCAGAAGCAGCAGCACTACAACAAGCAACAACCTATTCTACACCAGCAGGAGAAGTCGGAGTAGCATAATGCCATTATCACCCCCCTCTCCAGACGCCATTAAAGTAGGATACATTAGCAAAACAGCTGGATATGTTAGTGGACTTTCTGTTGAGGATGCAAATAACTATGAGAAAATCAATCCAGGAATACTTTATATTTTTCAAGATGGAGATGGAAAGACTAGATACTTAACTATTGATCAAGTAAATCAACTCACAACTAAAGATTTACTTCGGTCTGACCCCTGTAATACATCTCCCAAACCCTGTGGACCTCCAATTCTTAATTTCTTTGGGGGTGGAGGAATTGGCGCAGAAGGAAACCCAATTGTTGATTCAAAAGGAGAATTGATTGCTGTTGATATTGTAAATGGGGGTTATGGATATCAAACTCCACCATTTGTTCAAATTATTGACCCCTGCAATAATGGTAGTGGAGCATTGATAGAAACAAAAATACAAAGGGGTAGAGTTGTAAATACAATTGTTATTGATAGTGGTCGTGGGTATCTTCCTCCACCACAAACTGTTCCACAATATCCTGCACTATTAAAACTTAAAGAAATAGTTGTAAAAAATCCAGGAATCAACTATAATTGTGGAGTTGATAAAATGGATATGTGTAGTGTTCGTGATGGCGCAGAAGTATCAGCGTCTAATGGAACCGTGCTTTCTTATGATTGCGATCCATATGGAAAGATAAGGTCTGTTAAAGTTGTTAATGGTGGCAACTATACAGAGCGTCCATATGTTTGTATTGATACGGAAACAGGACTTAATGCATCATTTATTCCTGTATTTGAGATTATTCGTGATCCATTAATACCAGAAGTTGCAAAAGACGTTGTTCAAGTTTATGATTTAGTTGGTCTTACTGTTCAGGGATATGTTGATGGAAAACCATACTATGGCAATGTTTACTTTGATAATGGAGTCAAGTTTGCTGGAACACAAAATACTGGTGGTAAAACTATAAGAGTTTTTGATACTAGAACAGAAAGCATAGGTCTTCCTAGAGTTGAGACCACAAGAGTTTCTCCTCAAAGTGATTCTATCGCACCATCTGTTACATCTACACCATCAACATCTCCTGTTCCCGCACCACCACCACCTCCACCATCGTCAACGCCATCAACACCATCACCAACACCAACCTATTCTCCACCACCTCCTACTCCCCCACCGCCACCATCACCGCCGCCATCACCACCATCA